CCCTTATCGACTACTGCTTTCGTAGACTAGGTGCTCCGGTCATCGAGATCAACGTTGATGAAGATCAGGTAGAAGATCGCATTGACGATGCGATGCAGTTCTATCAAGAGTACCACAGTGATGCAGTTGCACGAGTTTATCTAAAGCATAAGATTACTGAAATGGACAAGCAAAATGGGTGGATCCCAGTTACAGATGCTACTATATATGTAACTCGTATTCTGCCTGTTGCAAGCGCATTGTCATCAAGTAGTATGTTTAGCGCCAAGTACCAGATGTACCTAAACGACTTATATAACTTGAACTACATGGGTTCTATGACAAACTATGTACAAACGATGCAGTACATGTCTATGATCGATACTGTAATATCTGGTTCTGGTATGGAGATCACCTCTTTTAATAGAAACGCAAATAGATTGTTTCTGCGCCTCGATTGGGAAGATATCGAGATAGGTCAATACATCATACTTGAGGGATATCAGATTATAGAACCAGACACTTATTCTGATGTATACGACGATATGTTTATTAAGAAGTATGCAACCGCATTAATAAAACAACAATGGGGTGCTAACCTTATTAAGTTTGACGGTATGCAACTTCCAGGTGGAGTTACTTTAAATGGTCGCCAAATGTTTGATGACGCAACTACAGAAATAGAACAGATCCGCGAACAGATGCAACTTACTTACGAAACACCTCCAATGTTCTTTGTTGGTTAAGGAGATCTAATGCCAACAAGCGTTTATTTTGGTAATGGAACTCGGAGCGAACAAACTCTGTATGAAGACATTGTAGTAGAATCGTTAAAGGTCTACGGTCAAGACATGACCTATTTACCCAGAGCGATAACTAAGGATAGAATTCTAAACGACGTTTCAACTAGTTCTTTCTATGACGCATATACTATAGAAATGTATATAGAAAATACTAATGGATTTGAGGGTGATCAAACTCTCATGTCTAAGTTTGGTTTGGAAATTCGTGATCAGGCAACTTTCGTTGTCGCCCGGCGCAGCTGGGAAAAGTTCGTAGGGTTATATAATAATGCAATTAATAGTATACGCCCATTAGAGGGGGACTTATTATATTACCCTCCGACGAACTCATTCTTTGAGATTAAGTTTGTAGAGCATCAACAACCGTTCTACCAATTAAAAAATTTACCTACATATAAATTGCAGTGCGAATTGTTTGAATATAGCGATGAAATCTTCGATACTGGAAACCCATTAATCGATGCAGCACAAACATACAATGCACAATCTACAGTTATGAAGATAGTTTCTGGTATTGGTGCAACAGAACTCGTTATCGGAGAAACCGTAGTACAGGGTCTGTCTGGAGGTGTGTTTATATTTGCAGAGATTACGAACTTGCAATCAGTACAAGATGAGCCAGATAGTAGATTAGTATGGGTTTCTAATTTAACAACCAGTGATAAAGAATTCCACGAAATGCAAAGTGGTATCCGAATAGTTGGACAGTCAAGTTTAAGTAGTTGGTTAGTTGATATAATATATGATATTGGTGATGCAGATGTAGACTTTACATTCCCCCAAAACGAATTTGCTCAGAACAGAGACTTTGAGATTGAGGGAGATGATGTTATCGACTTCAGCGAAACCAATCCATTTGGTGATCCAAGCACCAATAAGGGTGGGAATTACTTTAGTCCAGCAGACACAGCAGTTTCAGATAGACCTCTATTTGTAGTATCTATAGATACTATTACAGTAGACACAACTTCTATCACAGTAGATAAAATTTAAGGAAATATTATAATGGCAAAACAAATTATCTTCGTCGGATCTAATCCTAATGATGGAACAGGTGATTTATTAAGAAATGCGATGGTTAAGGCCAACTCTAACTTTGACGAGTTGTATTCTATTCATAGTGTTCAACATGGTGAGTATAAAGTCGCATATGGTTCAAATACTCCGGTAATTGCAGATAATGGCGAAGTGTTGACTCATGGAACAAATGCAGTGCAGTTCTCTATTACTAAGGGTGCTGCCGGTATGGATCAAATTGAAATTAACCTTGCAGCTCCTTCTATCATATTGTCTGGTGCGCAAGGCCCAATCGCGGTTCAGCGTATTATTGGCACTGAAGTCACTAACGTATATGCTTTTATTGTTTCATCAATTGATAACGGATACCATATTACTTTTGAAGATACTCATGGTGCAAGTGAGGGAGATGTTATAACATACCGTCTATACAATATGACAGGTTCAGATGGTACAGCCGGCGCCGTAACATTTCCAACAACATACGGATTTCAATTCTGCGGTAAGGAAACATAAGATGTTCGGCGGGCATTTTTATCACGCTTCTATTAGAAGATTTGTTTCAGCATTTGGATCATTGTTTAACGATATAAAAGTTGTTAGAAGTAATGGGTCAAGTTTGAGAGTTCCCTTGGCATATGGACCAAAGGAAAAATTCCTCTCCAGGATTGAAGAACAAATTGATCTAGAATCCCCAAAAGTTGCTATCAAATTGCCGAGAATGTCTTTTGAGATAACTAACATAGTTTACGACACTCAATCTAAACTCAATAGGAATAATAGAATATTAATTGGTGAAAAAGTATATTACACATACGCCCCATATAATATTTCACTTTCCCTAAGCGTCATGACCAAATCTCAGGATGATGCACTACAAGTGATTGAGCAGATAATACCTTATTTTCAACCAGATTATAACATTACCATCAAAGAAAGCGTATCTGACGCCCTCAAGACCGATATTCCTATAACTTTGTCTGGTATCGACATGTCTGAAGACTATGAGGGTGATTTTATGTCTAGAAGAGCAATTGTGTATACATTGTCGTTTGATGCTAAGGTGAGGTTCTATGGCCCAGAACGCAAAACAGGGGTCATTAAACGGGTCATCGTTAATACATACGATACAGACTATCGAGAAAGAGGTGGGTATGGATACGAACAATACTCTAGTAGAGTTGATCCTATCGGGGCACAATCAGATCAGTCATATGAAATTGTTAAAGAAATTGAGTACCTTGGTGACCCTGCATATGCAGACATTACATTAAAACCTGCAGAGTTTGGTGGAAATTCAGTCGAGTTTATTTTATTAGAAAAGCTAACAGGCGTTAATTCTGGAGCGCGTGCAGTCGTAGAAGTATACGAATCCGGGAGTAGGAATATTTCAGCTACTATGATAGGTGATGTAGACTTTTTACCTGGAGAAGTTATCATTGCAGAAGAGTCTGGTGCTGAAAGAGTTGTTGACACAGCATATAGGTTACGTGGATACTAATGTAAAGTGAATTGTTATGAGTGAAAAATCAAGCAAGTTATTAGAGGGATTGAGTAAAAACATTCCCGCTGAGGTTGTACAACGCAATGTAGTAGTTGCTCCTCCAAAGGAAGACACTTCTATGCAAGAACTAGATGCAGACTATGAGTTCTCGCGTGAAAAATATAAAGATCTTGTTGATAAAGGTACTCTAGCAATAGACAGTATGATGGAACTTGCTTTACAAAGCGATCACCCCCGAGCGTTTGAAGTTCTTGGTGGTATGCTTAAACACGTTTCCGACATGACTGATAAACTAATGGTGCTGCATAACAATGTAGAGAAGATTAAAACCGTTAAAGAACAAAACAGTAATACTCCGCAAGTTACATCATCAGGTGGATCAGTTACAAATAATGTATTTGTTGGTTCTACTACAGATCTACAACGGTTTATTATTGCCCAGCAGAATAAGACTACGACTATAGACGCGTCTGAAGTATAACTGATGCAAGTCACTAATAATCAGTATGGATACCTCGGTAATCCTAATGTCAAACGTGATGGAGTAGAACAACAGTTTACCCAACATGAGTTGTCAGAGTATATTCGTTGTATGAACGATCCAGCATACTTTGCGCGTAAGTACATCAAGGTGATCAACTTGGACAAGGGTTTGGTTGACTTTGATTTGTATCCGTACCAAGAGAAGATGTTTAACCACTTCAACAAGAATAGATTTTCTATCATTCTTGCTTGTCGTCAAAGTGGTAAGTCTATCAGTTCGGTGGTGTATCTGCTATGGTATGCTATATTCAAACCCGAACAAACCATTGCAGTGCTGGCGAACAAGGGTGCTACTTCTCAAGAGATGCTTTCTAGGGCAACGCTGGCATTAGAGAACCTGCCGTTCTTCTTACAGCCAGGCTGTAAAGCACTGAATAAAAGGTCTATTGAGTTTAGTAATAACTCTAAGATCGTTGCAGCGGCAACTTCTGGTTCATCGATTCGTGGAATGTCAGTCAACTTATTGTTTTTAGATGAGTTTGCTTTCGTTGAAAATGACGCACGTTTCTATACATCTACATACCCAGTAGTTACATCGGGTAAATCTACTCGTGTTATCATTACATCTACTGCTAATGGTATTGGTAATCAGTTCCATAAGTTATACGAAGGTGCTGTACAGAATACTAATGACTACAGACCATTCAGAGTTGATTGGTGGGACGTTCCCGGTCGTGATGAAGAATGGAAACGCCAGACTATCGCAAATACTTCAGAGTTGCAGTTTGCCCAAGAATTTGGAAATACTTTCGCCGGTAACGGCAATACATTAATATCATCAGACTGTTTACTTTCATTAAAATCACATACTGCGATACTTCAGCAAGCGGGCGTTAATGTATACGACAAACCAGAACAGGATCATCAATACCTAATGTTTGTAGACGTATCTAAGGGCCGTGGCCAAGATTATTCTACCTTCAATGTTATTGACATTACTGCAAGACCGTTTAAGCAAGTTGCGACATTCCGCGACAATATGATATCACCCCTACTTTTTCCAGATGTAATCTATAAATGGGCAAACTATTATAACAAGGCATTTGTTGTAATAGAGAACAACGACCAAGGTTCTGTCGTATGTAATGGGTTGTATTATGACCTAGAGTATGAAGAAACATTCATGTCATCAGTAGTAAAGGCGGGTGACATTGGGGTTACTATGAACAAGAAGATCAAGCGCATAGGATGTTCTAACATTAAAGACTTGGTTGAGCAAGGTAAACTACACATAGTTGATCCAGAAACTATTATAGAAATGTCTACATTTGTTGCGAAGGGTAGTTCATACGAAGCAGATGGAAATGGCCATGATGACTTGATGATGAACTTAGTTTTATTTGGTTGGTATGCAACAACGCAGATGTTCTTAGACGAGACGGATATTAATGTAAGAGAATTGTTGTTTGCTGAGAAGATGAAAGCAATTGAAGATCAATTACTACCGTTTGGTATTATACACAATCATAACCCTGAAGACGATGTAGAGGTAGAAATAGTTAATGGTGATAGATGGGTAACTGAGCCTGGTGGGACATTCGGACACTAACTAATTGTATAAATATGTAAAAGTATAAATATAAGTAGTGATGAACAAAACCGTATAATGATTACTCATAATTATCTTTTGCAAAAGGAAAATAAGCCATGGCATTTCAAGTATCTCCAGGCGTTCAAGTTAAAGAAATCGATTTAACTAACGTCGTACCAGCAGTATCTACCTCAATTGGTGGAACAGTTGGTGCATTCAATTGGGGTCCGGTCGAAGAAATCAGAACAGTAAGTTCTGAGAAAGAACTAGCGTCTATCTTCGGTACACCAGACGACAACACATTTAAATACTTTATGACCGCTGCGTCGTTCTTAAAGTACGCAGGCGCACTAAAAGTTGTGCGAGCACAAACAGCACACCTTAACGCAACTGCGGGTGGTAGTGGTCTGCTAGTTAAGAACCGTGATCACTATGATGATGTTTCTAAATCAGGTAACGGAGCATGGGCAGCAAAATACCCTGGCGCATTAGGTAATTCATTAGATGTTGTAGTTTGTCCAGCAGATCAAGCTGCTTGGGTGGCATTTACATCAACATACAACGGTGAAGTAGTTAACTTCGCATCATTGTTCGATACGCGACCACAGACATCAACATATGCATCAAACTTAGGTTCATCATTAGATGAAATGCATATTGTAGTGGTCGACCGTGATGGATCTTGGAGCGGTGTTCCAGGTACAGTGTTAGAAAGATTCTCAGCAGTTTCGCAAGCATCAGATGCTCGTGCTGATGATGGTACTTCAAACTACTATGTAGATGTTATCAATGGATCTTCTCAATATGTATGGTTCCTTTCACACCCATCAGCACTTATTGATGCAGGTTCTTCTATCATAACAGACAGTGTATCTGCATTTACTACAGGTTCTGCTATTATTGAAAGCGAACTCTCTGGTGGAACTGATGATAACTCACCTTCTATTGGCGAACTTCTGTCTGGGTTCAATATGTTTGCAGATGCGGAAACCGTTGATGTAAACTTGTTAATCGGTGGACCAACGCCAAACGGTGCAGATGGTGTCACATTAGCAAATAACCTTATCGCTCTTGCAGAAGCACGTAAAGATGTTATGGTATTCTTGTCTCCTGCAATCGAAGATACTGTAGGAACTTTAACACCTTCTGCAGATGTATTAGAATTTGTTAATCAGTTAACATCTTCTTCATATGCAACTATGGATTCTACCGCACTTAAAGTTTACGACAAGTACAGAGATGTATTCCGTTGGATCCCCGCTTGTGGTCATACCGCAGGTTTGTGTGCAAAGACAGATCAAATTGCTGATGCATGGTTCTCTCCTGCTGGATACAATCGTGGTCAATTACTTGGTGTGACTAAGGTTGCGTTCAATCCTAAGAAAGCAGATCGCGACACACTATACAAAGCACGGATTAATCCAATCGTGTCTTTCCCAGGAGAAGGAACTATCCTATTCGGCGACAAGACAATGTTGAGCAAGCCAAGTGCGTTTGATAGAATCAATGTGCGTAGACTGTTTATCATATTAGAAAAGGCAGTCGCGACTGCATCTAAGTACCAGTTGTTTGAATTCAACGACGAGTTCACTCGTGCGATGTTCAAGAACATGGTAGAACCATTCTTGCGTGATATCAAGGGTCGCCGCGGTCTTACGGACTTCTTAGTTGTTTGTGATACTACAAACAACACAGGTGAAGTTATTGATAAAAACTTGTTTGTCGCAGATATCTACATCAAACCAGCTCGTTCTATTAACTTTATCACATTGAACTTCATTGCAACACGTACCGGCGTAGATTTCTCAGAAATCGTCGGAACATCTGGCGCTTAATAAGCACCAACAGGAGAATAATAAATGGCTATTTTAGGCGTAGATGATTTCAAAGCGAAATTAATCGGGGGCGGTGCGCGCCCTAACTTGTTCAAAGCAACTCTGAACTTTCCAGGATATGCTGCGGGCAATGTTGAACTTACATCTTTCATGTGTAAAGGGGCACAACTGCCAGGATCTATAATCGCTCCGGTTGTAGTTCCTTTCCGTGGGCGTCAACTGCAAATTGCGGGAGATCGCACATTCGAACCTTGGTCAGTTACTATCATTAACGATAGTGGTATGGAAGTCCGCAATGCAATGGAGCGTTGGATGAATGGTATTAATTCTCACTCCGAGAATACCGGCCTCGCAAACCCATTGGATTATGTCGCAGACATGTCAGTTGAGCAACTAAACAAGGCGGGAGAAACAACTAAACGTTATGATTTCCGCGGTGTATGGCCTTCAAACATCTCTGCAATCGAACTTTCTTACGAAAGTAATGATCAGATTGAAGAGTTCACTGTTGAATTCCAAGTTACATACTGGGAGTCTAATACAACCAGCTAAAAATGTTGTAT